AATAAAATGACAAACGAAATCAAATATTACAAAGCAGAAGCTAATGGTGTTATTGCTGTTAGACAAAGCAAAAGAGACTACAACATAGCTATGGCTATTGACTGGGCGAATGGCAAAACATTAATTGAATCATTTAATAGCAGATTAAAAACCAAAGGTGCTGTTTTAAGATATTGGTGTCATGCTAGGAATAATTGTGTTGAACAAATGGAAGTCTTTAACACCGCTAAAGTTTATCCAGTACCAGTAACATTAATATCTAAAGAAGAATATAAAGAAATTAAAGCAATACAAAGAGCTGAAGAATCAGCTTACTATGCAGCTAGAGCTGCTCAAAGGAGTGCATAAAGATCCGCACTTTTAAGAGTATCTAACACTAAGAGGGGTCTATGACCCCTTTTCTTTTTCTAAGCTCAGTAGAGCTAAACTGGTGCTTCCTAGAGTTATAATAAACCTCTATTCCCATCTCTTCACATATCTCCTTTCCAGTAAAATATTGATCCATATATTCAGATCCAATGATCCTAATATCTAGTGGTAAGGTGTAAAGAATATCTCTGAGCTCCTGCTCTCTGTTATAAACAATAATATCATCTACCCACTTGATAGCTTTGATTTGTATTTGCCTTTCTACTATGGATTGGATTGGTTTATTCTTTTCAGGTCTATCTAATGATGGATCTAATTGGATTGCTACAAGCAGGTGATCACATACAGCCTTAGCTTCTTCAAGCATTGCTATATGTCCTGCGTGTAATAAATCAAAAGCTCCTGCTGTTATACCTTTCTTCATATGTCTATATGTAAATATCTATTATTGTTCCTTTGAAAGATTCTAGGAATCTATACTTTTTATACTTCATCCATTCAATAGATACAACCCTTCAAACAACCAACTTAAAATCTCTTCTTCATCAGGATCTTTGGTCTTGTATGATCTTAAGAGTTTTCTTGCTGCTTTAATGTTTTCTACTGAGGGCTGATCTCCTTCTATTAGTTTGTTATATTTTGATTGTAGTTGCTCCATAGTCATTATCTTTTTCTCCCTAAGCTAAAGTTCCTTCCATGCTCCATGAACTCTTCTATTAATTCTAAAAATATAGGTGATATTAAAGAGTCATGACCACCTAAAGCCCATAGTGCATAGTTTTCAGCAAACCATTCTACAGGCTGACTATTGCCATACATTGAAGGACCCCAATATTCCTTATATTTATTAATCGGTCTACGGAAAAGTTTTCCACTTACCTTATCTTTTAAATCAACTTCAAAGCCAACATATCTTTCAAACGCGTCAGCTTTTAGAGTAGTTAAGTAAGAAGTTAGATCTGTAAAATCTAAATGCAAAGATTGATGAATATGATGAGCATACTCATGATACATAAGTGTCTTAAACTCATCTACACCATTATCTACATACTGCTTGACAGACCAAGGCAAATTTTTAGCATCATCAGCTCTTGTCCATTTTGATAGTTTCATGTAGTCAGGTTTAGCTGCTTCTGTAGCTGCATCACCAACTTCCTTTATAAGATCCTCTGCAGTCTCAGCACTTGCAAAGGCTGTTTTTTTGCTCATAAAATACTTTCTAACATTTTTAAGATTTATATTCATAATACCATCACCCATACTGGCATTAGTTCTTGATCCTCTAGCTCCTTTAAATCCTCTTAAAGGAGGTATACCAAAGGCTTCAGACATTTTATTCATGTCTCCTAAGGCTTCGTCTAGTGCTTCAAAGAACAGCTTAGACTCAAATTCTGTATATCCTGCGTTCTTTAATTGTGCTTTTGTAAATGTAGTCCTACCAAAGTCTCTTGCATTAGTCCCTCTAAATCGGTGAATAGCATTACCTGATCTTGCACCAGTTGTTGAGAGAGCAGGATCTAATGTATTACCAACTCCCCACTTCTTAGCGTTATTCTTAATTGTTTCTTGGATCCTTTTAAGAGCATTACCTGATCCTAATGCTCTTGCTACAGTGTCTCTAAAGTTTATTCTTTGAGGTGTAAATCCACCTCTTGTCATCTTAGGTACATATTTTGAAACAGTATCAGTAATACCATCTATTGAATCACCTGCTAGATCTCCATCTAATTGATCTTCTGCTTCTACATAGACAACAGTGCATCTACAGTTGATAACATTCTTAGCACCCCCATTTGGATCTCCTGCGTACTTCATCCTTACACCTGCTACAGTGAAAAAATCATCCATACCTACAACAGTTCCATTAGCTTCAGCATGAAAAGATCTTGTTCTATCATCAGAAGTAGCCACCCACTTCTTGACCATATCTACTCCTATATCTCTCTGAAGCTGCTCATGATATTTGTGATTAGAGAATGATGCTGCATTGTGCGTTTCTGTTCTTGCTATTAGATTAGCTCTTCTAAGACTGATAGGTAAGAACTGACTAGATACATTCCTTGTGATCTGATCTAAAGTTAAGTTGTCAGCTCTGCCTTGCCCTATAAGCCTGAGGATCTTATTAGACATATCATCAGCTATGCCTGATAAAACAAACTCCTTAGATCCGAAATAGAGAGCTATCATTGATTCAAATTGTGTGGATCTACCAAATACAAACGCTTCCTGAGACTTGAATAGTCCCTTATAAAGCTCTTCATTACCCTTGTAGACTGCAACATGCACTCTTCTATAGTGACTCATCATTACTGGAAAGAGATCTTCTTTAAGTCTTAATGATGCTGCTTGGGGTTCATAGATCCCTGTTGTCTTATATAAGTATAGATTGGTGTTAGTAAACTTCCTGAATAGGCTAGATAGGTTCTTATTGAGTCTCTTAGAAAGATTATTAATAAGCACTCTTTGCTTTCTAGCTTCTAGCCTAGAGTTTACTCTGCCCCTTTTAAAGGTATGGAATTGCTTTGTCTTTAGTTTCATTTACTTGAGAGAGGGTGTCCTTTAGGAAATAGGTCAGTATCATGCTTCCCACTCCTGAACTTCCCATTTCTCAAGGCGTATAAATAACTGTTTACTCTTGCATAAGCCCATTGCTCTTCTGAGTTCACTGTAGGTCTAACTGAGCTAGGATTAGTCCTGTAAGCTCCTATACCTCTATTGAATACTGATGTAAGGGTTCTTACATTTGTTTTCTTAGTGTTACTGTCACCATGCTTTTCATTATGATCATCAGCTTTCTTTTTTAATCCTTTCTTGACTGCTGCAGTTACTTTTAAGATAGTAGGTATATTGTTCTCCAAGAACTCATGATCAAACCATCCTGACTTAGTTTCTTCTCTTTCTATCTGATCTCTTTTAGATTTAGACCAAGAAAAACCTGAGTCTCCACCCCAAAGAAGCCACGCTATTTTACCTGCAGACGGATAGCCCTCTTCTCCTGAGTTGAAACCCTGACCTTGTTTGTCTACTTCATGTCTACTAAAGAAGCTGTACATTCTTTTAATTGTTGATACGGAGAGGTTCTCTCTAGCTACTAGCTGATTTGCTCTAGCAACTCCTATAGAGGTCCCACCCCTTTTATGCTTTTTTCTGAGTGCCAACCCTCTCTCTGCGTTATTCGCCATAGTAGCTGTTGGTTTAGTATCTATATCACTGAGAGCTTTAGAGGTGTCTATGTCTTTGCTCATAGATACCCAATCATCAAAGTCTTTATCATCTTCCTCTTCTGCTTCTGCAGGATCATAGGTTTCAAGATCTTCTTCTTCTACTGGATCTGCAGGTTCAGGAACATCTCCATCACCAAGAGGGAACATATTAGCTGCAACATAAAGACCATCACCACCATCTACAGGCTCTAGTCCTATTCTTTCTCTAGCTTCATTCCTTGTCATGATGCCTTCTCTTACAGCACTGGTGACATTCTCATAGATCTTCTTTCTTCTCTCTGATAGAGCAGGAATAGAATCAACGTCAAATTCTATGCTTAAGCCATCACCAAACATTGGAACTAACCACTCATTCATGTCACTTTGTACCTTAGATAGATAAGGTATGATTGTTTCTTCATATAGAGCTAGTCTTGCTTCTGCTACATTTGAATATGTTTGTGAATCAGGCACTCCTACTAATTGAGAAGGAACACCAAAGCACATAGCAATATCAGTAGCTGATAGATGTTTTAGATTTAAGAAGTCCATATCTTTTGGACTTAGACCCATTTCCTTCCAGTCAAAGTCTCCCTCTAATAGCATTGGTCTACCTGCATTACCCGCACCACTAAATCTATTGTTTAAATCTGTTAGCAGTTGTTGCCTTTGTGAATCAGTCAAGTTCATGGCAAACCCTGCATCATCTGTCGGCTTGAATATGACAGCTCCTGATGGTCTTGCTCCATTAGCTAAGAGGTTTACATTGTGCTTTGCCATCATGTTATGTTGATCTACTTCTACTGCTGCTGCTTGTAAAGGTGAGCAGCCATAGTAATCATCTAAAGGATTCCATAGCTTTACATGTTTTAGCTCACTAAAACCATTGTCTTGATCTACAGCATAGGTTCCTTGAACTTTGCCATTGATTTTATAGATATATTTTTCAGGAATAGGATTGCCACTGCCTTTGATTTCTATTCTGTCAGGTCTAAGTTGATGCAGCTCTCTTGGAGCTCCTCTGTCACTGCCTGTTTTAAGAATATATGTATTACCGCTAAGGAGCAGGTATCCATATAGAGATCCAAAGAACTCTGAATAAGACTGCTGAGGATTAGGTCTATTGAGTAGATCTATTAAAGGATGCTGTTCTAAGATGGTTTCATTCTTGTATTTTACATGAAAGCCAACTGCTGCAGCTCCCTTTGATATCTCATTAACGCATCTATAGACTATAGCGTTCTTTAAATATCCTTCTTTTGCTAGGTCCTGATATTTGTAAGCCTTAGGCTCTTCAGTACCTACACCAAAGTAACCCATCATATTTGAGTTCTTTGTTTGATTAGGCTGATTTCTATTTAGCAACCTATCTAAAATGTTTCTATTATCTGCCATATCAACTTATTCTCCAGTTTACATTTCCGCTAGACTTGCTCAGTTCAGTTAAACCCCAAACTAAAGCATCTAGTCTATCAGGAGAGCTTTGTGTATCGCCTGTATAACTACACATCTGCTGTTCTAGCTCAGGGAAAGCACCGACATGATGCACCCTTCTCTGCTCATATAGAGCTGCGATTGGCTCGGCTCTAAGGATCTTACCTCTTGTTGCCCTGACAGATCTATAAGGAACATTTGTATCTATGTTTCTTATTAACCTCTCAACCAAGTCTCCACCATTATTAGTTTCACATATAATTCTATCTGCTTCCCATTCATAAAAAGCATTAACACATATTCTACCCCATTTATCAGCAGTATGTCTGCCTGATAGATCTTCTAGGACATAGAACTCATTATTATAATCTTTACCCACTATTATAATACCAGTCTCATCAGAGTTGTCATTAGCAGTTACAGCAGGATCTACTGCAACAACTATCTTCATGAGTTCTCTATCATCACTGATCCTAGCTTCATCTATCATCTTAGGGCTCCATAGAGCTCCTTCAAAGTCCTCTATGATCTCTGCATATAGTTCCTGTCTACCTAGACTTGTTCCTTCATACCTTTCTTTAAGCATTTCCAGTGCTGAGTCTGCTAAGTTGGCTTGATTCTCAAAGGTGGATCCCCTTGTAAGATAAACATCATCTCTGCCAACAAGATCTTTAATTAGTTTAGTGGGCTTAGGTGTAGTAGTAATTGTTACCTGAGGTTTATCTCCTAGTCTAAGACCAAACATAAGCTGATCAAAGGCTTCAGGATATCGCCATGATGCAACTTCATCACACCATGCTCTATGAAACTGAGGACCCCTAAGTCTTTCAGGTTCTTGTGCTGCAAAGCCTATGATCTTAGATCCATTCCATAGGCGGATCTCTGAAACTGTTGAGCTATATCCTGCTTGTTCTTTAGACTTTAACAAACATTCTTTAGGTATGATTGAGAGCAATCCTGAGGGACCACCGAAACAAACCCTTCTTAGATCTCCATGAGTAGGTGCTACTACAGCACAATTAACATTCTCATTGTCCATTGCATAGATTGCAATATCTTCTGCTCCTGTTCTTGTCTTGCCCCATCCTCTTCCTGCTAGTATTAGCCATACAAGATAATCTGCTTCAGGTGTTAGCTGCTTCTTCCTAGCTGTTGTCAGCCATTCAGTGTAGTGATTCGCTGTCGCTGTTAAGGCGGTCTTTCTTAACTCCGTGTAAGAGGTCCATAACTCTTCTGAAAGATTCTGCTTCTTTGACAGTGCTGTTGACATTAATATTCTCCGTTACTTCACCCATAGCAACTTTGCTTAGTTTCTGAGCTACTGTAAGAGCATTACATAGTCCTAATAATTGTTGAGGTGGAAATGGTTTACTTTTCATCTCAAGGGCAGCAGTGTTCATAGCAAAGTAATACTCTACTTGTTTTATGATGTCCTTAGACTTATCTATAAATTTATCATCAAAAGCCTTACCTTCTTTTACTAGGTTCTTAGCTCTCTTCTCATTTAATAATTCTTGGATCTCTGTTTCAAACTGTTCTCTTAATGCTTTCCAACCTTCAGATCTTGCAGCTCTGTATAAGGTGGCTGATGCTACATTATGTTTTTTGATCAGCTCTTCTATTGTGTAATGCTTTCTATCACCTGTTTCTAACTCGCAACCTTGCACAAACTCAGACTTAATTAAAGTTCTTAGTTCAGGGGTTAGTTTATTTTTAGCTGCTTTCTTAGTCATAGATTCTCACATATTATCATTATTTTTCTAAAAAGAACAACATGGAATATATCCCGATTGGACATATGTATTCCAATATGGTATAATGGTATTTAGATCAATAAAAATAGGAGAATATAAAATGGATAGATCTGCAGAAAAACTACCCCAATACTGGGTCTACATAGATGGATATAGAATGGTCCAAGCTAGAGTAGGTTATAAGTGGGTAAAATATAAGAGTCCCACTATGGATCAAAACTTTACTAGGATTAGTAGAGCTAAGTGGGACAAGTGCTGTCATCATACCAAAGAAGAATTTATAGAAAGACACAATGTCTATAAAAGAGCCCGTGAATTAGATATACCTATAACCAAAAAAACTAAAATACTTAGATCACATCCTACTAGAAAGTTTGGATGGGTATATAAAACCTATGAGGATCTCTTAGATGAGGTCCTTTGCCATGATGAAAGGAGGGCTGCTTGATGCCATTAGAAATAGATAAGAACATTCCACTCATTGAGCTATGTGATCCATTAGGTAGAAAGAGTCATAGGCTTAAGATTGATGACATCTATTGGACCTTGCATGATATGGAGATTGGAGATTCTGTTTTGTTTGGATCTCATTCTGCTGCAAACAAATTTAGATCAAGAGCTCATAATTGGATGGTGCATGGATACTGGGATCACCAGTTTGCTCTAAGAGAAGTAAAAGAAGGATGGAGAGTTTGGAGAATAGAAGATAAGAAAAGAGAGCCCACATTCAGACTTGACTAATTAGTACAATGTGGCATATTAGTAAACCCGTAACAGAGAGGAGAAAATTATGGAAAATAGAATCACCTTCAAAAGAGAAGGTAAAAAGCACGTTGATCTAGTCTATAGATATCTTAACTTTACCATCACTGACCTTGACCTTTGGTATGTGATATATGATGGAGAAGAATATCTAGGTCAGAATCCTAGTCTTAAAAAGTGCAAAGACTATGTGAGGTCTTTATGTCAATAGAGTGTCTCAATCAGGCTTTGAAATTAGAGTTCAAAGGTCAGACCCCAACCAAGAGATTAATCTTAATCTTGTTAGCAAATTATTGTGATGATAAAAACTCTTGTTATCCGTCATACAAACATATAGCAAAACTTGCAGGTCTTAAAGATACAAAACATATTGCAAACATCATAAAAGAGTTTGAAGAGTTAGGTCTACTTAAGATTGAACATAGGAAAACAAAACAGGGCGGACATACATCAAACAGGTATCATCTCACCCTTAGGGCTGCAGACCCCTTAGGGGCTTCAGAGGAGGAGGTAGTGGGTCCTGATACCCATAGCCCCCTTGTCCCCACCCCCTCCAATACTAAAGAGGATACAAAAGAAGAAACTAAAGATCTTAATAAGGGTGATGGCACTTCTTATGATCATGAAAAAGATAACTTAGATTGTTTGTTTGGTGACTTTTATATGATCTACCCTCGTAGGATTGGTAGACATATGGCTGAGAAATCTTATCACAAAGAGTGCAAGTCATATGACCCCCGTAAGATGAATGAGATGGCTAAGAGATTTATGTATCTATGCAAAGCTGAGAAAAGGGAAACTCAATTTATTCCCCATCCTGCTACATGGTTAAATCAGAAAAGGTATCTTGACATGGAAAACAATGAACATAGAATCAAGAATAATAAATTAAATAAAATAGCAGGATAAATAAAATGATAGACATAAGTCAGAAACTTGCAGAAGCAGGTATTAACACTAAACACTTAGCTGATGGTAATCAGAAACTTAAGTGTCCCCAATGCCAACCACCCCATAATCCAAGAGACAACCCTTTGTCTGTAACTATAGAAGGAGGTTCTGTAGTTTGGAAATGTCATCATTGTGAATGGACTGGTGGATCAGGAGATGGATCTAATACATTTAAAAGAAATGATTGGGTTAGACCTAAGGTTCCTGAGAACCCAAGTCAGGATAATTTTGTAGCAGACTATTTTCAAAAGAGAGGGATTTCTAAAAAGGTTATTGATGCTTTCAAGATTTACAATGAAAATAATTGGATTGCTCTTCCATACTTTGACAAAGATGGGACCATTGCCAATGTTAAATACAGGACCACAAATAAAGAATTTAGACAGGCTGCCAAAGCCAAGAAGATCTTATATAACTATGAGAACATTCATGATCAAGAAGAGGTTATTTTTGTTGAGGGTGAAATAGATGTTCTTTCTTTGGCTCAAGTTGGATTTAAAAATGTTACAACCTTAAGTGATGGAGCATCTTCAACAGTCTCTACGGATCTTAATGATGCAAGGTTTAAGGGTCTAGGAAATTCACCTTTAGTTGCAGATAAGGTGATCTTATTTTGTGATGATGATGAAGCAGGAAGAGCTCTAAAAGAATCTCTCTTATATAGAGTTGGTAAAGACAAGGCATGGTATGTAAACCTAAGCAAGTATGATGACTGTAAAGATGCTAATGATGTTTTATGTAAGCATGGAGAACAGGCTCTTAAAGATCTTGTCAATGGAGCTATACCATATCCAGTAGAGGGTCTATATAAAGCTAGTGATTATTCTAATGAGATCATGGATCTTTATGAGGGTAGATATGTTAAGCCTATAGAGATTGGAATGGATGGCTTAGATGAGATCTACAAGATTCAGAAAGGTACTTTCCACTGTATTACTGGAATCCCTAATCATGGTAAGTCATTAATGCTTTCTAGCATACTAATTAAACTTGCAGAAAAACATGGGTGGAGATTTTGCGTGTTCTCACCTGAGCACTCTACAGCAATGCACATAAGAAGATTATTGCAGCTCTATATAGGTAAAGGTTTTGATGAAACTCTAAATGAAAGAATGACCCCTGAGGATGTGATTAGAGGTATGAAGTTTATTGATGAGCACTTCTATTTTATAGAAACAAGAGATGCCATACCTTCTGTAGATCTAATTATGAAAACAGCTAAGAACTTTGTTTACAAATACGGATCTGCAGCTCAAGGAGTTGGGCTAGTAATAGATCCATATAATGAAGTAGATGCCAATAGAAAGCAGGGTAAGAGGGAAGATGAGCATATAAGAGACTTCATATCAGAATGTAAGAAGTTCTGTAGGATGCACAATGCTGTAGTTTGGTGCGTAGCTCATCCAACTAAATTACCAAGAGAAACCAATGGTGGATATTCGCCACCTGACAGCTATTCAATATCAGGATCTAGCCACTGGTC